CCACCAGGAACAGCAGTTGCAATTCCTGGATTTGTTCCTGGAAAAAAGTTATTAATTCCTGCAGTTCCTTTTGGATCTAATGCTGTTTTATTGAGTTTCAATCCAGCATTTGCTCCACCACCTTTTGCATATGCAGCACCAACTTTTCTTCTTATGTCTTCACTGATTTGGTTTGCTAATGCTGTTGGTTTTCCATCTTTAAACAATTTTGGATCTCTCAGAGCATCACCATACCAACTTCCATTTTTATAAAATACTGCTAATCCAATTCCAATATCATAACTTCCACCTAAACCTTTCTGTTTAAGTTCATAATCACCAGTGTCTGGATCATACCTTAAACCAAATCCCAATGGAACTCCAAGAGGGGCAATTCCTGATACGTAATAGTTGTCCTTTAGTAACTTATATCCCATTAAGGTGCGTCCCAGACTCGGTATTTTGGTACGGATTGTCCGTTTTTATCGACGAATTGCTCTGTCGGTAATAATGAAACTCCAACCCAATCATTTTTTGGGACTTTAAATAATTCACTCATTACACCAGAAAAAAGATATTTGTGAATAGTCTTTTTTGGTGCGTTAGAAATTCCTGTTTTATTTAGGAGTGATTTAGCAAATCCCCCTCTATATTGTGGATTTAAGTAATGAAGATTGATTCCAACAAAACTTCCCTCTCTTGGATTTACATCCACAATGAATGAAAGTGGATGCCTATCCCACCAAGGATATTTTTGTGGGTATTTTGCAGAATATAAGAAAAAAACTAAATCACCAGGAACTATAAAGTTAGTATCGATCTCATGTATATTTCTTTTTTGGTAATTCCTCAATTCATTCATTGTAGCATTTGTCCACCAATTGCTACTTCTGAATTTTTTTCCTGCTTGTTGTTTTATATCGTCTGATATCATCGTACTGGTATTCCCAATTCTTTTTCTGTTAGGATTCTAAATTCGTACTTTCTATCCTCGCAAAATTCTCTTGCTGCTTTCCATTTTGCTTGATTAACTGCCCAAGTTTTAACTCTAAATGCCCAAGATTTTGTTCTTCTTTTCGGATTTTGCTCTGGCATTTTTAAATCTTTTTCTGGTTTTATCTCAACAACCAAGGTTCGATTGTTGCCATTTTTATCTTTATATTTCACAAAAAAGTCTGGAAAATAACGATGGACTTTATTATCTATTGGTGAAATATATGGTATAAAAAATTCTTCTGACCTCCATTCATTTACACTTTCGGTTAGGTCACAGTATTGCATAAACTTCAATTCATAAGAAGACCTATAAATTATTTTTGTTGGGTCTCCTTTGTATTTTTCTGGCTTTTGTGGTCTAAATTTTCCTTGTCTATATCCAGAATCATCCTTATGTGGCATACATAGTATAGGTATTTTTTAAATATTTATAAATGGCACAGGAGAACTCTGCAGGCAAGCCAGAGATAGGACCATTATATGTAAAAATGACTACTTCAAGAACTGATGGAGCAGTTGGACTTGCTGGTGCTAGAGATATTTTTGGTGCATTATCAATTACCAGTCAATTCAAAGTTGCTCTGCATCTAACTAATTCTGGTGATGATCCCCTAATGAAATGGTTAAATAAATCTGGTCTTACTAATGACATAGTACAAAATACTTATTATGATTTTTATTGTGCAGAAGCAGTAATTCCAGGAGCAACATTTGAAGTTGCAGAAGAAGCAGGAAGTCGTCAGGGAGTTATTGAAAGGATACCAACAAGAAGAGTTTATGCACCAGTAACTTTGACATTTTATGTTGATAATGATTATAAACTAATTCGTTTATTTGAAGAGTGGATGAATTTTATTAATCCAATTTATGGTGAAAAAGGTGAATTTCAAGCATCAGATAATGGATTTGGAAATGCAAAAGATAGAAATAACTTTTTTAGAATGAGATATCCAGATGATTATAAAAGAACTATTAGTATTGTTAAGTTTGAAAGAAATTTTAGTCTCACTCCCGATCAAACAGGAGGACTATTAGGTAACGTTCCTAGTATTACTTATAGGATGATAGAAGCATTCCCAACAAATATTACAGCACTCCCAGTATCTTACGAGGGAAGTACTATTACCAAAACCACAGTCGAATTTAGTTATTCAAGATATGTTTATGAAAAAAATCCTGGAACCAGAAACCTTCGATAAATAATTTTACTGAATGTTTTATTAGGACATTATGCCTTTACCAAAGATTTCTACACCAACATATGAGTTGGAATTACCTTCAAATGGGAAAACGATTAAATACAGACCATTTTTAGTAAAAGAAGAGAAAATTTTAATTATTGCATTAGAATCCCAGGACACCAAACAAATTACTACTGCAATAAAACAAGTACTAAAAGAATGCATTTTAACAAAAGGTGTTAAAGTAGAAGAACTTCCTACTTTTGATATTGAATATGTCTTTTTAAATGTAAGAGGAAGGTCAGTTGGTGAAAATATTGACCTTATAGTTACATGTTACGACGATGAAGAGAATACTCAAGTTCCAGTAACAGTTTATGTTGATGAAATAAATGTGCAAAAAAATCCAGAGCATTCTACAGATATTAAGTTGGATACTAATTTGGTAATGAGAATGAAGTATCCTTCATTAGATCAATTTATTAAAAATAACTTCGATTTCAGTGATGCACAAAGTGAAAGTAACATCGAAAAATCATTTGATATCATTTCTTCTTGTATTGATATGGTTTATAGTGATGAAGAGTCTTGGGCAGCAGCAGATTGCACAAAGAAAGAGTTAATTGACTTTATTGAGCAAATGAATTCTCAACAATTCAAAAAAATCGAACAGTTCTTTGATACGATGCCGAAACTTTCTCATACATTGAAAGTTAAAAATCCTAAAACAGGAGTAGTCAACGAAGTAACGTTGGAGGGGTTAACGAGTTTTTTCGGTTAATTATGTCTCATATGGATCTTGAGGCATATTTTAGAATTAATTTTGCCCTCATGCAGTTCCATAAATATTCTTTGACTGAGATTGAAAATATGATGCCCTGGGAAAGGGATATTTACGTTGGATTATTGCAACAACATATAGAAGAAGAAAAATTGAAGCAAAAACAAGCAAATGGCAATTAAGTCTGCCCTTAGACCAGAATCTATAGTCAGAACAAGACCAAAAAGTGTGCAGTCTGCTCAGAATTTTATTTCTGGTGGAACACCACTTGGATCTTCTGTTGTTTCTTCGGCAGCAAATAAAATCGTAGGGTTTCAACGTGCAGCAGTAAAACCAGTAACCCCAGATATTAACTCAATTGTCAGTACTATCTCTTCCAATATCTTAACTCAAGTTGATAATAGTATTAGAAATGCCACAAATATAACAAATAGGCAAGTAGATGGTAAATTAAAGCAAGTAGCAGCAAATATAACAAATCAAGTACAGCAAGTAAAACAAGAACAAACAAATCAAGTAACTCAACTTCAAACTGTTGTTCAAAACATTCGTCAACAGACTAATAATTTTGTAAAGCAACTTTCTGAAAATTATAAAAAAAGAGTTCAAGATGTTGATACTGCAAAACCAATTGGTATATTAGATAAGTTTTTAAAAGCATATCAAAATGCAATTGGTTTTATTCAATTCTTTGGAAAGGGAAAGAATATCAAGCAGTTAAGAGAAGGTTTACAAACACTTAAGACTTCTTTTACTGAAAGTTTTGAAATTGCTAAGTTAATTAGACAAACAATTTTAAAAATTGTCACTCAATTATCCAATTTACCAAAAGCAACACCAGGCGGAAGTCCTGGATTAAATTTAGATATTGATGTTCCAGGTGGAGCACTAAAAAGAACTACTCCCAGAAATGTAAGATCTGTAGGAAGAAGAGGTGCAGGAATGCTTGGTTTGGGATTGGGAGCAGTTGCTGCAGGTGGTGCAGTTAATGCTCTTGCTGATAGTGATAGACTCCAATCAATGCCTCAAGTAGTGGGTGGACTAACTGGAGGAATTATGGATTCATTTGCATTTATTGTGAATAAATTTGCAAATGCTGTAGAAGAGATGATAAAGGGTGGTACAAAGAAAGAAACACCATCAACTCAACCTGGACCTTCTTCTGGTGGAGCACCTTCTAGTCCTGCGAGTCCAGGTTCTTCTCCTGGAGGTGGGGGTTCCATGGGTGCAACAGATGTCACTGCTGATACTCAAGAAGAAAAATCATGGTTACAAACTCTTAGAAAAGTTGAAGGCACAGCAGATTCTGGTGGATATAATAAATTAGTTGGTGGTGAAGTAGTGCCAGAATTGACACAAATGACTTTGCAAGAAATTTATGATCTGGGAATGAAGGGTAGAATTGGTGAGGGAACTTTACCACAGAGATTCGGAGGAAGAAAAGTTAAATTTGGTGCGGATTCTCATGCAATGGGTGCATATCAGTTCAAACCACAAACAATGTTGGGAGTCGCAAAACAATTAGGATTGGATCCCAAAACAACAGTATTTTCTCCAGAAATTCAAGATAAACTTGGACTAAAAAATCTTCGTTTAACTGGAGTAGATCCAACAAAAAGAGCAACTCAAGCAGACATCGAAAAAGCAGGAACTCAATGGGCAGGATTAACTCCACATTGGGGACAAACTAAGAGAACATCTGCACAGTCATTAGAAATTTATAATAAGTATTATGGATCTGCACAGGCAAAACCAGATAAGGGAATGGGAATGCTTGACGGGATTGATCCATCAATGATTGATGCTGGACAGAGAAAGGCATTAGGAATCAATATTTCCCAACCACCACCATCACAAGCAAAACCATCTATAGTTTCACTTCCACTTTCTGGTGGGCAGCAAGCAAGTCAACCACAATCTGGTGGGGGTGGTGGTCAAATGGTGGTCCCACCAGAACAAAAAGGACCATCAGTTCCATTGCTACCATCCTCTGACGAGAGCAATTTCTTAACAATGTATTCAAAAATAGTCTACAATATTATTGACGGATAATGGCAAAAACTATTTCTTCCCCACTAGTTTCATCTTTTAATAGTATTGCTTCTCTGAATGGTAATACTAAACGTAATCTGACAAAAATGCAGTCAGAATACAAAGCATTTTCAACATTTTTATTGAGAGAAACTAAAGCACTTGAGGGTATTAAATTACCACCAAAAAGAAAGATAAAAGAACTTTCAAATTTAAATATTGCTAGTAACTTTGGCAATATTGGTAATCTTTTACGTTCTTTAGTTGGTGGTGCTCTTGATGTTGGTGGTTTCCTTGGAAGTATGTTTCCAGGAAAAGGAAAATTAGGAGAACCTGCTAAAGCAGTGGGAAAACCAGCAAAACCAATTCCAAGAGGAAAGGGATTGAGATTTGGTGGGTTGAGATCTATTGGGATTGTTAATAGTATATTTGCTGGATTAGACTTTGCGACTGGACTAGCAGAAGGAGAAAGTATAGGTAAGTCTGCTGCTGGAACTGGTGGTGCTCTTGCTGGAAGTTTACTTGGTGGTGCCATTGGACAAACCCTCATACCAATCCCTGGAGTTGGATTTGTAATTGGAAGCATGGCAGGCAATTTCCTTGGGGGATATGCTGCTGATAGAGCATATGAAGGTGTAACGGGAGAAAAGTCATTAGAACAAAAACAGCAAGAAAGACTCAAAGCACAAGAGCAAAAGCAAAAAGGTCTTGCTGAAGGCGGAGGAAGTTTAAAAGAGTCAATGAATAGACTCGGAAGTGCTGTCAATAAATTTAGTGAGTTTGCTTCTGGTTTTTCTATGGATAGTGAGTCTCCTATAGGTGAAGGAACTCAGACTGATATAACTTCTGTAGATCCCAACGACACTGGTGGTGGGGTAACAGATGGAGCAGCAGATGCAAATTATCCTGGTTTTGATAATGTTGAGAGAGTTTCTCCATTTGTTACTGGTCATGTGAGTACCTATCCAGGAGCACAATTTGGTGCTGGAAGACCAAATGGAAGAGTTCATGCTGGGCAAGATATTGCGGGTCAAAGTGCTGGTGACCCAGTTTTGTCTGCAATGGCAGGAACAGTAACTCAAGTTGGTCGTGGTTATCCATGGCAAAAAGGTGGAGGAAGTAGTCAAACCATTACAATCAAACATAAAGATGGAAGTATGACAAGATATGTTCATGTTATGGCAAATACATCTGTTGGACAAGAAGTTAAAACAGGAGAAAAAATAGGAACAATTTCTCCTGCAGACACAGCAAGTTCTGCAGATTTTCCACATTTGCATTTCGAGTTATATAATTCTGGTGGAAAATTAATTGACCCAAGACCATTCTTAAGGACTTCCCCAAAGACACCAAAAGTAGTTCCAGTTAAAACTGGAACACCAGCAGTTGCTCCAACTTCAAATGGACAAGCAGGAAAGTTTACTGCAAATGATATTATGTCTGCACCAATGTTGACAATTGGAGATAGTATTGCAAAAGGAATAAAAGATCAAACTGGAGGTGCTGGGTCTGCAACTGCTGGAGCAACTCCAAAAGATGTTCTTGGTATGATGCAATCTCAAGACATGAAAGGAAAACTCGTTAGATTATCATCTGGAATATCTAATGAGACTGGTGATTTATCAACAGTCAGACAACAACTACAATATGCTCAAAAGATGGGAGCAAAAGGTGTTCAGTTAATGGGAACAAGTGTAGATAGAGGTGATTTGTCTCCACTAAATGCAAAGTTACAAGCATTAGCAAGTGAATTTCCTGGATTCGTTCAATTTGCTGGGGGGTTCAATGCTGCCGATAAGATTCATCCAGATTATAAAAAATATAGTCAAAAATTACAGGATATGATGAAAGGTGGAATGGGTGGTGAAGGAGTAGACAAGTCAAAATTTGCTCCAGGTGCTCTTTCCAAATTAGAAAATTATCCAGAATACAATGCGCCAGGTTCATCAATTGTTTTGGTTCCGATTACTGGTCAATCTGCACCTTCTGGATCTAGTGCCCCAATGACTGTTACTGGTGGAGGAGGTGGTGGGACTCCTCCTCCGATGGTTATGGGCAAATCACAAGCACAGGTGGTAAATAGTTTAATGAAAACCCTTCTTCTCACAAATCTTTCGCAAACATAATGTCAAATCCATTTATAGCAGGTTTAACATATAATTTTGTTGTCATAGAATCTCTTGATGGCAAGAAAAAAGTTGATATTACAAATTCTGTTTTGTTTGCAGATTATTATGAAGATATACTCTCACCTTGTGTCACTATGAGCATGATGATACAAAACTCAACTTCTCTTGTTAACTTTTTACCAATAAGAGGGGGAGAAAGAGTATCATTCAGTGTTCAGACTGGATCTGGCGAATTTACATTAGATAAAAAGTTTTCTATGTATGTTTTTAAAGTGAGTGATATTATTGCAGAAGACATGAAGGAAATGTTCACATTGCATTTGACTTCAAGAGAAGGAATCACAAATGAAACCACAAGATGTTTTAAGAGATATGAAGGAAATATTAAAACAACTGTAGAATCTATATTAAAGAATGACTTAAAAAGTGAGAAGTACGAAACTAAAAATATCGAAAGCACATCAAACAGTTATAATTTTATTGGAAATACAAGAAAACCATTCACTGTATTGACTTGGTTGGGTCCAAAGGCAATGCCAAATGCATCTGGTGGTGTTTCTGGAAAAGGAAACAGTGGAGAAGCAAAAGGAACTTCTGGATATTTGTTCTATGAAAATAAAGAAGGATTTAATTTCAAAAGCATTGATAGTTTAGTATCTAGTACTCAGATTGGATCTTCTTCAGCAGATTCTAAAACGATATCAAAGTATGTTTACACTGGAGTAGTCGAGGCAAGTAAAGTAGAAAATGCATTTATAATTTTAAATTATAATATAGAAAAGAATATTGATTTACTAAAGAGTTTAAGAGTTGGAATGTATTCAAATAAGACATACTTTTATGACTTTTATACTGGTCATATGGACATCTATACGTATAAATTGAAAGACCAAATCAAAAATACATTGGGAACAGATGATACGATAGCAGTTTCTAAAGAACTTGGTGATTCGTGGACAAGAATAATGGTCAGAACTTCTGATAGGGGTGTTTTGGATAAAGAAACTGTCGTAAAAGAATCAGGGAGAGATGTTGCGGATATGGCAAAATCCGCATCAAGATATAACATTTTGTTCACTCAGGCACTAAATATGGTAGTACCATGTAACATTAAACTAAAAGCTGGTGACGTAATTCACGCTGAATTTCCTGCAATCGAAGTAACTGATAAAAAACAAGCTGACAAACAACAAAGTGGAAATTATTTAATCAAAGAATTAAGACACCATTTTGAACTGAATCAAGTAGTGACAAGTTTAAAATTGATTAGGGATAGTTATGGATTATATGGGTCTTCCAACCGATAAAAACTATGGAACTTCAACAGACCATCAATGATATTTGCGAGGAACTAGAAAGTCCTGCAATAAATAAACAAAGAAAAAGATATTTGGAAAATTATCTTTCAGAACTTTTAGAATTTCAAAAGCACAATCCAGATGCTCTTGATTGTCCAACTCATCTAGAGTTGTATTGTGATTTAAACCCAGACGCACCTGAATGCAGAATTTTCGATGATTGAAGGATCTTTATTAAAATCAAACTATCTTGGAAAAGATGGATTTATTTGGTGGATAGGACAAGTTGCCCCAGCAAAAGTCTGGAGAGATGAGAAATCTTGGCCAGATGCTGGTAAAAATAAAAAAGGCGAAAAGAGTGGTAGTTGGGCATATCGTTGTAAGGTAAGAATTATTGGGTATCATCCATTTGATAGAAACGTTCTTCCAGACAATGATTTGCCTTGGGCACACGTATTGACTACTGGAGCAGAAGGATCAATCCAGGGTGGTGTTGGGCAAACACTGAGATTGACTGGTGGAGAAACTGCTTTTGGTTTTTTCTTAGATGGTGATGACGGGCAACAACCAGTAGTTGTCGGTTGTTTGCATAGAAATGAAAGTGTTGAAAATTTCCCATCAGAGTCAATTGCTGATCAATTGAGACCTTTTACTGGTCATACTGGTCCTTTAAGACAAGGGGCAACACAAATAAGAAAGCAAAATGATGGTGTTCAAGGTGAACCAAAAACATCAAACTCTATAACAGATATTGCTTTTTCTAAAGATATTGGTGATTTATCCAAAACAACTAGAGAAGAAAATAAATCAGGAGCAGATCAATTTATTCGAGAAGATTATGCATCTCAGCAATTTGCTGCAGAGGTTGGTGAAGTTTGTATTGTTAGAGAAAATGGTTGTAATGATAATTTAATTGGAAAAATATCAAAAATATTACAAGAATTTATTCAATTTGTAGGAAGAATACAAGATTTTATTGGAACTTATATCGACCCAATATTAAATGAGTTTGTTGATATCGTTAATGAAATAAGAGGATTTGCGAGAAGAATCGTTGGGGTTATAAAATTTATAGTCAATAATCTTCGTGGTGCAATCATTAAGTTAGTTACAAATTTATTTCGTGATTTTATCGCAAAGGTTCTGCCACTACCACAACACCCACCAGTAGCAGAAGCAACGAAAAATATCATCAATATTATCTTCTGTTTATTTGAAAAATTAATTCCATTAATTATTGATTACATTGTCAATCTTTTGACAAATATGATTGGTAGAGCAATCAATGCTCCATTATGTGCGGTTGAAGAATTTACTGCAGGAATTCTTGGAAAATTAATGGAGTTTATCGAAGACCTTCTTGGTCCAGTTATGTCTGGATTGAATTGGTTACTTGGAGGTATTGGACAAATAAGTAGTGTATTAGGTCAAATTTCTTCTATTGCCCAACAGATTCTCAATTTTATTGGATGTGACCAATTAAAATGCGAAACTGCAACTCAATGGTGCGCTGATGGAGGAGCAGCTAAAAAAGGAAAAGATAGTTGGTCAAGAACACTTAAAAAGTTAAACTTCATGAAAGGAGTTAATCAAAGCATTGATGATGCTATTGGTTCTACTTCAATGTTTGGATATACTGGACCATCACCGTTTAGAGATTGCTCTCAAAAAGTCAATAATCCGACAAATCAAAATGACAAAACAAAACTTCCAACAGGAGTGAAGTCTTCTTCATGCATACCACCAATACTTGAAATATTTGGAACAGGAATTAATGCACAAGCAATTCCGATTGTTGGAAATGATGGTAAAATATTGACTGTTGAGGTATTAAATCCAGGAAGAGGGTATTCAAAACCACCATCAATTAATGTAATTGACAATACAAATCATGGTTCAGGTGCTCAACTTGAAGCTAAAATTAAAGATGGAAAAATAGAGTCAATATACGTTGTAAATCCTGGATCTGGTTATTGTTTACCAGATTATGCAAACACATTTGTTTTCCCCACTTATTTTGTAACAGCAGACAAATATACAGTGTTTGAAGGAGAAACAATAACTTTCACAATAACAACTACAAATTTAGCAGATAATACTGAATTATACTATGATATTACTGGTGATGTTACAATAGAAGATTTGGAAGTCACTTCATTATCTAATAAAATAAAAATAATCAATAACACAGCAACAGTATCTGTAAAGGTAAAACAAGATAGTCAGACAGAGCCTGTTGAAACTTTGATGTTTAATCTTTATGACCCAGATGATGATTTTGTAGCAAAAACAACAGTTATAATTGGAAATAGACTTTCACCAACACTTCCACCAGCACCAAATCAACCAAATGAATCTCCACCAGGAAACCCAATTCCTGATGATTTAGGTGGAAATGCTGGAATTGGAACTACTTCACTGCCAGGAAATCTAATTCCATTCCCTGGAATATCTACTTTCACTGGTATTGGAACTAATGTTGTTGGAGTGATTACAAATTTTGCTATTCCTAATCCAGGATTTGGTTATACTTCTGGAGACAAAGTTAAATTTGAAAATTGCGAGTTTGGAGTAATTGTTACACCAACTGGAGCAATTGTTGGATTGAATTCTATCAATTCTTGTAATAGTAATTTTGTCACAAATCCAGGACCAGCAGAAATTGTTACCACTACAGGTGAAGGTGCAACAATATATCCAATAATACAATTCAAACCAACATTTAATAAGATTACTGTTGTTAATCAATTTGGTGTTATTAACGTTATTGATTGTATCACTAAATAAAAGAAATCTCTTCTTATAAAATGACTGATCAACCAAAAGAGTGGTGGCAACAGGGATACGGATTTAAAGTTCAAGCAGGAACGAAAATAAACGGTAAGGAAGTCGGTTATGGTGTGATAACCGATGAGCATACTGGATATGCTTATTATAAAAATGGTGACAAATGGGATTTGTCTTTGAAAACTTCATTGGAAGTTTGTGGAAAAAAAGTAAATGAAAAAGAACCAGCAAAAATCATCTATGCAAAAAATGGTGACATTCACTTTGAAGCAGTGAATGGTCAAATTACTTTGAAAGCAAGAAGCATTCGTCTTGTTGCGGAAGATGGTGACGGGGAGGTTACTATTCAAGCAGGAAAGGTTGTTGAGATTGATGGTCCAACAAGTAGAATAAAAGGAACAAATATTGATATTCCTGCACAAAATTCTGTTAATATTATGGGACAATATGTTGAAACTGCAGCAGGGGTACAAGAATCCAGTTCATCTTTAGTTGATATTTTCCAAGGTTCTTTTATTGGTCAAATTTTAAATTCACTTGGAAATTTGAAGAAGTTCTTACAATTGCTATAATAACATGCCAGCACTATCATCTATCTCAACTGTCGGAGATAAACTTATAGTAGGAGCAATCGACACATCTTTTTTGACTGCTTCTAGTAGAGTTCTCCCAGGTACAGCAGTTTTAAATGGTCCAGTTTTTATTGGAGCAACTCCACAAATTGGAATTGCTCGTGCTGCTTGCATGATTGGTCCACCATTGGGTAGTCTTGCTGCACCAGCATCTTTAGAAGTCACGGGGATAACAAATATTATTGGTTCATTGAATGTATTTGCAGTGAGTCTATTTATGGGAGTCACTACAAAAAATGGAATTACCATTAAGAATGCATTGAGTTTAAAAAATGCGGTAAATTTAAATAATTCAATTAGTCTTGGTAATGCACCAAAAATTAATAATGCACCATTAATTGTTCATTCATTTGGCATTTTTGATGGAGCTGTTTCTGGTAGAGATTTTATTCCATCAAACGGCCACGGACTACTTGAAACTTATGCTATAGCAACAAAAGCACTTTCTTTAGCAGGAAAGGGGTTTGATATTCCACACCCAACAAAAAAAGATCATAGATTAAGATATATCTGTTTAGAAGGACCAGAGGTTGGAGCATATTTTAGAGGAAAATTAGAAAATACTAATGTAATAGAATTGCCAGATTATTGGAGAAACTTAGTATACCCAGAAACAATTAGTGTCAATTTAACTCCGATTGGACAATATCAAGAATTGTTTGTAGAATCAATTGAATGGGGAACCAGAATTAAAATTAAAAACAATTCTGGAACATCAATTAAATGTTACTATACTGTATTTGCAGAAAGAGTTACGAAAGATAAATTACAACCTGAATACGAAGGATTGACACCAGCAGACTATCCAGGTGATAATAGTGAATATGCTTTAGCGGGTTGGGATTATGCAGTACACAAAGGAGAAAATAAAACACCAAGTCTATGAAATATTCCCAACTGTAATTTATCGTGGTGAAGTATCTTGCCACAAAGAATTTAAAGAGAAATATCTTACAGAACTGTGTAAATATTGGCATTATTCCGAAGAACTTCCAAGAGAAGAGTTAGAATCACCAGAAAATTCTGGAAGATATTTTCTCCACCATAATGAAAAATACAAAGATTTTTTTAAATGTTTATCGGATAATGTTAGAGAATATTTAAATGTTCTTAATGTTAATGATTCTTTGCTTGATGTTCATGTAACAAAATCTTGGGTCAATATTCATAAGGAAGATCTCCCGAATATAAAAGTTCATACTCATAATTGTAGTGACATATCATTTTGCTATTACCTAAACTGCAATCAGACATCAGATAAACTTTGTTTTCATCAAACTAAAAACAATAATGAAGTATCTGAGTTTATGTTTCAAACGACAAGAAGTGGAAAATATAATTTGATTGAAAAATTCAACAAATATAATTGTAATAGTTTTAATGTGACTCCGATAGAAGGAACCATTGTTCTTTTCCCAAGTTCATTAATGCATTCGACTATCCAACTTATGGAAAGAGAAGGTCAAAGAATTTCAATCTGTGGTGATGTTACTCTAACTGTAAAGGAAGACTATGTAAAGTGTGAGTTCAGTCGATTGAATCCTTCATTGTGGAGGTCTTTCTAGTAAAATAAATACTAAAAATGGTATAAAAGTGTCTTTACAATGTCAGAATCCAGAGAAATAATTTCAGAATTAAAGCAAGAATTAGAACTCAAGATAAAACAAAGAGAAGGAATTCTTGATAGACTGGCATTGGTCGATATTGAAATCGACAAAATGGACAATTTAATAATTGGAATTGATAGAGACGCAATTGGAGTAACCAATACTATAAATCAATCAGTAACTCCAGTTAAGACTGCATATGATGCCAGAATTACCTCTGGATGCAGAACTGATTTAATATGGAAAGAACTTAGATCCTATGAATCTTGGGTTACTGGAGGTACAAAAGCTGGTGGAGGAATTACTAGAGTAACATTTACCGAATATCAAGTAAAAAAAAATAGTGACGTTTATGACTTTAAACCATATCATGGAATAAAATATTACCAAAAACCATCAAATAGAGACTATGGATCTAATTTGATTACTGAATTTGATGGTTATATAACCATGGGTTCAACAATTGTAGGTGTAAATAATGCAGATTCTGTTCCTTCTGTAATTAAACTTGGAGATACTTTAACTGATAATTTAGATAATCCCCAAGCATTTACAACTGGAGATTTACCAGAAGTTGTTGGATTTGGATCAACTACAATTGTTGGGATTATCACAACTTTAGTTGGAGGAATATCTACTGGTTCTTACATTTTCTCTAATTTTGGTGCTGGTAATTTGAGTGGAATAACAACAGGAATGATTTTGTTGGCACCAGAAGTTACAGGAATGACAACAAGTTATGTTGGTGTGTTAACCACAAATGGATATACTTCAATTGTTGGTTTTGGAAGTACAACTCAAACTATTGAATATTATGATGAGGTTGGAGTATTAAGTACATCGGAACTTTTAGTTCCTTCCTTGATATTGGATAAACCAGCTACTAATTATTTGGAAGAAGGTACATTTAGAGTAGGAATACTTACAACACTCCCCTCGATGTTTATATCAACTACTGCACTAACATCTTTTGCAAGTACCACAGTATATGTAATTAGAAATAATCCAGATATAGATTCTGGATTTGATTATACAGCAAATCCAAATAGTCCAGAAACAATTGGAATTATAAATGCTTCAAACGTTGGTGTTGGACATAGTGTATTTTATGATGCTTCAGGTGATCCTGGAATAACTGCAACTTGGAGACCAGAAACTGCAAGAGACAAAATACCAATTAGAGGAGCAGATGATTTGCCAGCAATTAAAGAACCAAAAGTCGGAGCAGGGAGAGCAGATTATTATATTGGAACAAAACAATGGCCAATAATAACAACTTGCACTACTAGTGGCGGAGGTGGTGGTGGAGGAGGAATTCCAATAACAACTTGCACATCTTCATATGCACAATTGGGAACAAAAGTAACAATTGGTGGTACTACAAATTCAGTATCAATTGGATATACAGGAAGGGCAAATGGAGGACCAGATCCAAATGGTAGTGTTTGTGCGGGATATGATACAGCAATTACAAATGCAACTAATAATATGAATTCTGTAATTGCTGCAAATCAACCAACAGCAGAAAAGTTGACATCAATGACAAGAAGATTGCGTGAAAGACGTGCGGAAAGAGAACTTTATGCATGGTCTCTCCTTCAAGCAGCATCAAGAACACGAGAAGAAATTGACAAATTAAAACAACAAATTAAAGAAATGGAAAATTTTGATTTTTCAAAATACGAAAAGAAAAAATAAAAAGGGCAACTATATATTATAAGAACAAAAAGTATACAAATAACTAATGGCAGACAGATATCCTTTAATTGCCAATCCAACATCTAAACAAATAGAGGAATTGGCAGCTAATGACAATTTAAGTTTGTTGGGAAATAGTATTGTTGGTGCTTCCACAATCACTGCCAATCAATTTATTGGAAATTTGGCTGGTTCTGCCACTACTTCGACATTTCTTTTTAGTGGTGCAAATATTTTATCTGGAACAATTAGTCCTGATAGATTGATTGGTTTCTATCCAATTGGTGTTTCCACTGCTAACGTATTAAATAATGCAACTAATATACTTAGTGGGACAGTTCCAAGGGCAAGGTTAGGTGGTGATTATGACATTAATATTACTGGTACTGCTGCTACCTCAACTTCCCTAACAAATGCTTCAAATATAACTGGGGGTATTCTTCCTGCAGCAAGACTGAGTGGTGTATATAACATTGATATTACAGGAACAGCATATCAAGCAGTTGGTGCTGCTGCATCACTTACTATTTTTGAGCAGACTGATAACCAAGTACAATTCTTAACATATACGAAAGACTTCAATAAAGATACAAGTGCTTTCGTAAATCCTCTCGGTTTAGTCTATAATCCTGGTTTAAATTATGTAGGTATCGGAACCTCTGTGCCTACAGCAAATTTAGATGTTCGTGGAACACTGCATAGTGTAGGATTAACAACATCCAATAACTTATTTGCACTAGTTGCAAGAATTCCCACATTGCAGGGAGTTACTTCTATTGATGAAACAACAAAAAATACAATAGAAGTATCTCTCGGTCTTGATGTATTAAATGATTTAACTGTTGTTGGATTAAGTACATTTGATGCGTTGAGAGTGGTTGGAATAACCACTCTCAACAATGTGTCAATTACTGGTGTAGCAACTCAAGTTACTGCTAATATAACTAATTTAAATGCCACAAGAGCAAATATATCTGGTGTAACCACAGTATTTTCGGTCAGTGTTGGTTCAACTCAAATTATTAGCAGTTCCAGACAACTTCAAAATCTATCTGGAATAGACTCAACTACTGCTGCTTCCTTTAGAGCAGACCTCGGATTAAATGCACTGACTAGCATTAATGTTACTGGATTGAGTACTTTCCAAGACGTTAATGTTGATGGAATAACCAGATTAAATAATGTCAATGTTTCTGGTGCGGCAACATTCCAGACAATAAATGCCACTACTTTTCTTGGATCTGGTGCTGCACTTTCTGGTATTGTAACAGCAATTATTCCTGGAATTGGTGTTACAATTAATCCAGTAAATGGAAAAGGCAGTGTTAGAATTGATGCTTATAAACCAATTGGAAAAACAATCTTTGTTACTCAAAGTGGAAATGATTCGAATAGTGGTTTGACGGAAAATGACTCTAAGGCAACTATAAAGGCGGCAGCAGCAATTGCAATGCCTGGAGATACCATTAAAGTTTTCCCTGGATATTATGTAGAGAACAATCCCATCGTTCTTTCAAAAAATGTTGCAGTAGAAGGAACAGAATTAAGAAACTGTTTGGTAAGTCCACTAAACTCAGATAAAGATTTATTCCATGTCAATAATGCAGTTCATATTACTGATTTGAGTTTTGTTGGTGCAGATTCCACAAATGGTGCTGCCGTTGTTGCATTCCAACCATTAGTCGGAGTATCAAGTAACAGATTCTTCGATGCTGCAAGAATGATTCGAATGAATCTTGACTTTATTGCAAATGAAGCAGTTGGATATTTAACGAGCACTAGTTACAAATCTCCAGCATTCGTTGTTCCAACTGGAAATTCAAAAGATTGCAGTGATGATATTAAAGATACCTTTAAAGCAATTTGCCATGATATAACTAGAGGTGGAAACTCTAAATGTGTAGGTGCAGGAAAGTCATATTATAGTGGAAACACTTTACAGCATATCACTGGAACAGATGTAAATGGTTATAGTGTAAAAGAAGCAACTATTGATGCAATTAGATATGCAGTAGGAATTGCATTCTCTTGTATTAACAACGTTTCCTGGAATGAAAATTACCAAAATACCTTTACTCAAGTAAAAGATGTAGGAATTCTTCCCGATTCAGCAACAGGTTCAAATAAGAGTATCGCATCTTGTGCTAATGTTCTTTCTGCGGTTCATACTTGTGCAGGTATTGTAACAACTATCATTGGAGCAGGAACAACAATTCTTGGAGTTGGAATTAATACCACTTACCCTGGAAATGCAGGTTCTGGAACAACCATTCCCAATCATCCTTCATTCTCTCCTGGTGTTGGACCAATTCTTCAGGGTCCTTATATTAGAAACTGTACTAATTTCATACCTAAGAGTATTGGTATGAAGGTCGATGGATTTGCAGCAGAACCAGGTGATGAGGATGATGTTGGTGTAACAGGTTCAATGTCCGTTGACTCATATACACAATACAATCAAGGTGGTATTGGAGTATCAATCACCAATGGTGCCTATGCTCAGTTAGTTTCAATCTTTACTATCTGTTGTGATACGGGAATCTATACAGAGTCTGGTGGTCAATGCGATATTACAAACTCAAACGCATCATTTGGTAATTATGGTTTAGTTTCAATTGGAGTTGGTAATAACAACACTAAATCAATTTATACTTTAACTGGAACTTCTTCAACAACAACTACAAATGGACAAAACGAGGTTACAGTATCTGGTATTGGAAGTTATAGGCCATATGATGGACAAGTTGTTTATTTTGACAAACTTTATTATTCAGTTCAAGAGATTAAACTTACTGATGGTGGTTCTGGATACACTGCTGTTCCTAGGGTCATCATTGATGCACCAACTGGTCCAAATGGAATTACAGCACAAGCATCAGCAACTGTAGAAAATGGAAGAGTTACTGCAATTACTGTTGTTACTGCAGGAAGTCAATATATTTCCACACCAAGTGTAACAGTTCAATCTCCAGACTCTGGAACTACCGCAACTGCACAAGTTTCAAGAATTGATCCAATTTACTATAGAGTTTTGGAATCGACTCTTCCATCTGCAGGTGTTTCAACAGTAACTCTTGCACAGAATCTAAATAATACAGTAAGTTTTGGAACAACTGCATATTTCTCTAGAATAAGTTTACAACTTGCTTCTTCTCATGCATTTGAATTTATTGGTTCAGGTACAGAGATATTAAAAGCAAAACCAGCACTTGGTGGAGTAACAATTCAAGAAAATGAGGTTGTTAAACTGAATGGTGGTGATGTTGTTTATACAAGCACCGACCAAGCAGGAAACTTTAGAATTGGTGATGGAGTAACAATCAATCAGGCAACTGGTGCTGTTTCTGGTAGAGATTTCACAAAAGCATTATTCACAACAATGACCCCATTCATTCTTGCACTCTCATAATTAGGAGGAAACTAAAAAATGGCAGTAGCAGCCGCAGCAGTTAATAATTTTAGAACTGTAACAAAGGTAGTTGGAGTTTCCACAGAAGTAATTTATGAAGCACCAGTTGGATTTGTTGGTGTTATTCTTTTGGCGCAATGTGCAAATATCAGTGGTTCTGAACAGACTTTAAGTTTATATCATAATAGAACAACTATCGGTTTCGGTACAGTAACAACTGAAGTACTAAAAGATTACCCAATTCCAGCAAATGATACTGCAAACCTCTTGTCTGGAAAATTAGTTATAGAAACTGGTGATACTCTTTCTATAAGTGGAAGTTCTGGGACAGATTTGAAATTCCTTTCCAGTATCCTTGAAACATTTAACCAATAATAAAAATGGCTGAGTATTTAAGTAATAGAGTAAAGAAGAAGTTTGGTACTGGTGTATCTACAACAAGATATGATTATTTGTCATTAGAGCAAGCAGAGCCAGACTTAGGAAATCCTTTAGTTGGTCCATCATCAATTGGAGCAAAACCATATCCAAATGGTGGTGCTTATATACTTGCATCTTTTGCACAGACAGATAAATCTGACAGATACTGGGTTCCGCCATCTGCATTATCAGGTCTTGGACTTGGTATTATTCCTGGTGCATTTACAATTAGAGATGAGAATATTTTAGTTGGTGCAGCAAGTAGTTTTACAACTCTGAATTTTATTGGTCCAGGTGTTGCTGTTGATTTTGTTAGTGGTGATCCATCAGAACAAACTGGAGTTGCAACAGTAAGAATAACCTCTCCTGCAGCAGGCACTTTAAAAAACATTCAATATTATGGAGCAGATGGACAATTAGCAGGTTCTTCTAACTTTGTATTCGATTATTCTACAAATAGAGTCGGAATTGGATCAACTCTTCCTGGTGTTGCATTAGATATTGGGCAAGGTGCAATTAAGGGTACTGGTATCTCAACCTTAACAACTCTATTCTCAAACTCAGTAACTTCAAATACACTCTTAATTAATGGTACAGCATCGTTTAGTACGATATCGATTGGAAGTACCGAAGTAATTAGTTCTTCCAGACAACTAAAAAATATTGCTTCTCTTGATGCAACTACAACTGCAACTATTGAGGCAGCGATTGTAAATGCACCAAATGCATTTACTGATTTAAGTGTTATTGGTGTATCGACCTTTAATGGTTTAGTAGTTGCAAATGGTGGACTTCAAATTGGTGGAGGGTCTAGTTTAGCAAGTCTTTCTGTAAGTGGTATTTCTACATTTGGGTATATCCAGGCAACAGGGATTAATGTTAGTGGTGTTACAACGACAAGTTCATTGTCTGCAGCAAATGCAAATATTTCTGGAATTGCGACAATTGGAATTGCAACAGTAGGTACAATATATGCGACCAACTCACAAATTACTTCCATAAAAGGTGCAGATGCAGCTATTACTGGAATAACGACAACAAATGATTTAAAAGCAAAGTATGCTAATGTTTCTACTGCTGGTACAATAGCAAACTTCTTCGCAACAAATGCTACAGTATCTGGTTTGACTTCTACTGGAAGTGTTTATACAAATACAGTAACAACAACTTCAAATGTTTCTATTGGTGGTAGTTTAACTGTAGATACAAACACACTAATAGTAGATTCTGTAGCAAATGGAGTTGGTTTAGGCACAACTCCAGGACATAGACTTCATGTTCAGGGTGATTTTAGAGTTAGTGATTTAGTTTATGTAAGTAATGGAAGAGGAATTACTGGACAAGTTTTAATTTCACAAGGTCCGAATCCTCCAGTCTGGGGAGCACCAGATGCAGTTACTGTTGGTGCTGCACAATCTATTTACTTAACAAATATCAATACAAATTCTACTCACTTTTTAACTTTTTCGGAAGCAAGTTCCGAAGTTGGTTATCTGAATGTAGACACTAATGGATTGGTTTATAATCCATCCACAAATAGATTGGGAATTGGAAGTACATCTCCATCGTTTAATGTTGACGTTTTGGGAGATGTAAATTTTACAGGAACTTTATATCAAAATGGTGAATTATATGTTGCATCAAGATGGGCAATTAATGAATCAAATAGCAATATTTGGAGACTCTATGGAAATGTAGGTGTTGGAACTAGTGCATTAAATCACAAATTTACTGTAAAAGGAAATACATTATTAGACGGAATTACTTTTATTAATGACGGATATCTGAAAGTTGGTGTCATAACTGCTTCAAATATTAATGTAGGAACTGCTGGCACAATAGTTTCTGTTTCGGAGACAACTAGAAGAGTTGGTTTAGGAACAACAGCACCACGTTCTACTTTAGAAGTTGTTGGTGAAGGAAGAATAAATGGTGTAACCCATTTTGAAGGATCCATAACTGAAAAAATAACTAATACATTTAGTACTAATATTCCTTCAACAGATGGTGTAATGACCATTGACGCAGGTGCAGGAACAGTTGTCGTTGGTATTTTAACAGAAACAGTTTCTACTTGGGCATTTACTGGTGTCAATACGGAAGCAGCAAAAGCAACAACGGTCACTTTAATTATTGATTCAAACTCACTTTTGGGTTATGGTGAGACATGCACAGTAAATGGAACAAATATTACAGGTGGAGTTAGATGGGGTGGTGGTATTGCACCATTACCAACAAACAATGAAGATATTTTGAGTTTTACTATTGCAACTGACTCTACTGGAACCATTCGTGTTTATGGTTCTTCTGCACTCAACTTTAGTTAATATTTTTTATAAACTATGCCTAATTCATTTGGTGTTGCAAAAGCATTTCGTTCTGGTGAATTTCGTGACCCAGGTGTTAAATATGGTAATTTTTTCGTTTTTAACTACTTGGTCACAGCTGGTGCTGACTTAGATATTAGAGCATCACTCTTAGATCCATCTGGAACATCTGCAGTTCTTGGATGGGGTAGAGACGACGTAATAAGTAAAAATGGAATTACATTTGCCTACTGGGGAGGAGATAATACAGGAGTTGGTATAGAATCAATCTATATTGATAGAGCAAAATTTTTACAAGCATTCCCCACAGCAACTTCTTTTACTTTAGATTTAAGGTGTTTTTGGAATGCTATTATTGGAAATGAAGTTATTCTTAGTATGGATGCATATCAGGGTGGAGTAATGGTCTTGAATAACACAACACATACTTTCAGCAATCCAACTGCTACTAATACTTTTCCTTCAGCAAAATCCATCAGAAGAACTATTGAGTTTCAATCATCAAACGTTGAGACGGATGGACAAAGACACTCAAGAGTAATCGTTGATTTTACCACAGAAACCATTACCTACTTTGCCAATTGATGAACTGTCCATGAACATTTGACAGGCAATTGGTTTAGTGCTATAATGAGTATGGAATAGGACACTAAATTTAATGATTATCTCTAGAGATGTTTTGAACGACCTGAGGGGAATGCAAGAAGACATGGCAGAGCATTTTACTGATGAAAATTTTCCAATTAGTGGAGAGACTTATTGGACTTGCGTTCAGTGTCTTGCTGAAGCAAAACTTGCTGAATTGAGAGGAGAACTTGTTTATGATAAAGAAAATTGATTACTGCCAATTAAAAGACATTATTGTGAAAACAACTCCAGAAAACGTTAAAGAAGCAAACGAGGGATTATTCAATTGCACAATGACTTTGCCTGCTGCTGCTAAGCATTGTGGAATGACCAAAAAAGAAATGAAACTTACTTTCTTTGAATATTTAAAATATCATCCACCAACCTACAGCAATTTTTAAATAAATACATTGTAGTGGGATGTATAATGAAATACAAAATCTCGTCAAACTATTGTTACCATGATGGTATAATAGTTGATATGTATTTTATAAATGGAATCCCATTTACGTTTGATTACATTCCAACATTAATGCAAGAAGACCCTTATATTCAAGTAGAAGCAGAAGGAAATCTTGATTATACTTCAGAGGATTTATATATGTGGTCAAACTATCTGATTATGGAAGAATGTCATCCTCTAATGTTTGAATTGGATTTAGAAAATCCAGAGGAATTACCTTGTGATTGACAAGCATAGTGCATTTTTGATAGCTAAATAACTTAAGATTAAGTTACTGTAGTTATAAAATGCCTCTTTCAAGGTTAGAGAATTTTCTCAAGAATGCTGAAGGTAATATCCTTTATGTAAATCCATCTGATTTTGATGCTACTGATAGTTTTGAGAATCAAGGTAACTCCTTGTCAAGACCATTCAAGACTATTCAAAGGGCATTAATAGAAGCAGCAAGATTTTCATACCAACAAGGAAAAAATAACGATAGAATTGATAGAACAACAATTCTTGTTTATCCAGGAACTCACTATATTGATAATAGACCTGGATATTCAATTGAAGAAATTAATGGAACTGCTGTTTACAAGAGGAGAACTGGTGTATCTACTTGGGAAGGAATAACGTTAGACCAATTTGGTTTAACAACAAATTATGATATTTTAGATCCAAGTAATGACCTTTACAAGTATAACTCAGTACTTGGTGGTGTAATTCTTCCTCGTGGTACTTCCATTATTGGATTGGACCTCAGAAAAACAAAGATTCGTCCTCTGTTTGTTCCAAATCCAAAGGATGACAATGTAGATAATGCAAGTATTTTTAATGTTACTGGTACTTGTTACTTCACTGCATTCAGTATTTTTGATGCAGACCCAACAAAAACAGTATTCTTAGATTATAGTGAATCAAAAGTAGTTCCTAATTTTTCTCACCACAAATTAGTATCATTTGCTTACGCTGATGGTGTCAATAAAGTAAAACTAGGGAACTATCAGACTTATATCACTGACCTTGATATGTATTATTACAAGGTCGCAAAGGCATATGGAGATATAACTGGTAGAGGACTAGTAGATTTCCCAGTAGGAAAAGATTTTGAACCCTCTATTGACGAATTTAGAATTGTTGGTTCTTTAGATCCAAATCCTCTTGGAATCTCTAGTATTCGTGCTGGAAATGGTGATGGAACTGGAAATCTAAACTTAATTACGGTAACTACCTCTAATAAGCAGTCTGGAGATATAACACCGCACAACTTATTTGTTGATAGTCCATTCCTAATTAATGGTGTCACAATTGACTCAGAATCTTATAATGGTTCATTTACTGTAAAAGAAATTGTTGGAATCAATACCTTTACATTTACAACCAATTCTGCTCCAACAGAATACTTACCTAATTTAAATAATATTGATACTGCATCACTTACTATTGGATCAGATACGGTAAGCTCTGCATCACCATATATCTTTAACTGTTCACTGCGTTCTGTTTATGGGATGTGTGGACTTTATGCAGATGGTAATAAAGCAACAGGATTTAAATCAATTGTTGTTGCACAATATACTGGTGTATCTCTACAAAAAGATAATAATGCATTTATTCTTTATGATAATGGTATTTTCTATGATGAAAATACTCTTCCAGCAAATAGTCTAGAAAAACCATTACATACAAATTCCAGAGCAATATTTAGACCTTCTTATGAAAACTTCCACATAAGAGCTTCAAATAACGCATTCATTCAAGCAGTTTCTGTATTTGCTATTGGTTTCTCAAGGCATTTCCTAACAGAGTCTGGTGCTGACATGTCAATCACCAACTCCAACTCAAACTTTGGTAATACTTCATTAGAATCTGTTGGATTTAAACCAGAATCTTTTGATAGAGATGATACTGGTTATATCACTCACATTATACCACCAAGGGAAGTAGTAGTAGAAGAGAATGAAGTTACTTGGTTATCTTTAGATGCATTAAAAATAATCAATTCTGTAAGTCCTGATAGACTATACATCTATGGTGCAAATAACTCTGAAATAGTTCCAGCATTCCAAGTAGATGGTTATAGGATTGGAGCAAGAGATGATGATAAATTATATTTAACTATCACAATAGGAACCGCACAGACTACTTATAGTAGTCCAATATTAATGCCAGTTTCTGGTGGAACTGGATTAATTTCTAAAAAAGAATATAAGGTAACTAGAATTAATGGGCAAAACAATATTGTTAATAACATATTGTCATTTACCACTAACCACCAGTTAATCAATGGTGAAAAAATTAGAATCTTTAGTGACACTGGACAAACACCAGATGGGATTGAAAATGAGGGAATTTACTATGTAATTGCAACTGGTGTTGGTGCAAATCAAATAAAACTAGCACAATCACTTAATGATGCAATTGCAAATGTCCCAATTCTTGGACTATCAAACACTGGTGGTATTCTAAGAATAGTCAGTAGAGTTTCAGATAAACTTCCAGGAGAAATTGCTCATCCAATTCAGTTTGATTCTACAGAAACCAACTGGTATGTTACTGGTTCAACATTAGTAGGTCAAAATCAAATTTATTCTGCAATCGTTGGAATTGGAACTTCTGTTATTGGTACTGAGACATCATCTACTTTTATCAAGAGAAAACTAGATAATCGTTCCATTGATGACAAAATCTATAAGCTTCGTTATGTAATTCCAAAAGAATATGAAAATGCAAAGCAACCAGAAGCAGGTTATGTAATCCAAGAGTCAAAGACTGTTGGTGTAAGTAGTCTTTCATATACTAATGATACTTTATTAAGTACAAAAGATTTGAGAAATGAGAAGGTCATCTCAAATGCTTCTGCTGGTTCAATCATTAATAATAATCAAATAATCACAATAACTTCTGAACTTCCACATGGACTCTCTGCTGGAGATTCGGTAAAGATTCAGAAAGTACGTAGTACAAATAATTCAAATGCAACTGGAATTGTATCAACTTACAACGGTGTTTATGCAGTTGATTCTGTATTAAATTCTAAGCAATTCCAATACACAATTAGTGGTGTTTCCACTAATCCTGGAACATTTAACAATGATATAAATTCAAGGAATACTAGACAACAAAGAGAAGCACTCCCAGTATTCTCAAGAGATTCTTACAAAAATACCTTCTTCATCTATCGTGTATCTCAAGTAAAGAAACACATTCCTGGTGCGGATGGTCAGGATGGAATTTATCATCTAATTTGTCTAAGTTCAAACGTTGCTCCATCAAGTAATGTAGGTTTTAATCTTGACAAAAAACAATTCAATCAAGATGTAAAAAATCTTTATCCACAATTAGATAGAGATAACTTTGACACAAACCCCAAGGCAACAGTAAGTTATGCTGACGTGAGAGTACTAGGAAAAATTATTACTAGTGATAAGAGACATTCAATCACAAGAGAAGCAGTAAATTTCTTTGCTAAAAATGCTAAAATTGGTTATGGATTAACAGCAGTTACTCTAAGTGGAGTTGGAAATACTACTATAACTGTCAACACTGATGTCCAGCACAACTTAAATTCGATTAAGAGTTTTACTTTCACTCCTGGATCTGGATATCCAGCGTCTCAGACATTATATTCCAAACAACTTTTCCCAATTATTTCAAGTGGAGAAGGTGCTACAGTCAAAGTAACTACTGACCCATCTGGAAAAATTTCCAATGTTGAATTATTGGATGCTGGATCTGCTTATAGTGTAAATGATACTTTAAGTATTTCAGGAGGAGGAACAGCAAGTGTAGTAACAGTTACTGGAATCAATAATAACAATAATACTGTTATTGAATTGAATGGATTCTCATCTGAAAATCTTAATAACGTATTTAAGATACAAACAATTCCAGATGCAAACTCTTTTGTACTTGCTGCTCCGACTGGTATTAGTACATACGAACCAAACACAACTGGAGAATTGCCTTACGCACTTGTTTCTGGTGAAGCATGTGGAATCACTTCATCAGTTGTAAGTGACATAAGAACAGGAATTGTAACTTATACAACTTCTTCTGCTCATGGATTGCTACCTGGAAATAAGGTTAGAATTGTACAAACAGGTTCTTCTGTACTGAATGGAGAATTTGTTGTTCGTGAATCTGTAGGAATTAATACATTTACCATAGTTGCTTATGGTTTAACACAAACAGCATATTCATCAACTGGTAGTGTATTAAAGAGAACATTATCACCAAATGCTAGAAATATTGGAAGAGGTGAAGAGAATCTCGGTTCTCGTGCTTCTACAATATACGATAAAATTACAGTATATACTGACCAAATTTTTGATGGAAGTAGCAATACAATTAGTTTTGCTGACCCATCATCTGTAAGGAGAGGAGATTACTATACAATTAATGCTGAAATAATCAGAATTGCAAGTGCTTCAAATCCATTTACTGTTCTGAGAGGACAATTTGGTACGTTTAAGAATACTTCACCAGTTGGATCTGCTGCAAGAAAGATAAAACTAGTCCCAGCAGAAGTTAGAAGACCCTCATTCATGAGAGCTTCTGGTCATACATTTGAATATCTAGGTTTCGGTCCTGGTAACTACTCTACTGGTATGCCACAGAAACAGAACAGAATTCTGTCCGAAGATGAAGTATTAACATCTCAAGCAAAAGAACTAAGAGGTGGTTCAGTAGTTTACACTGGAATGAACGACCTTGGTGAATTTTTCTCTGGAAGTAAGAAACTGAGTTCTGCAACTGGAGAAGAGAGTGTAATTGAAGCACCAATCTTAACATATACTGGAGATGATTCTCAAGGTGAATCTGCAACAGTGTCGAGTGGTATTTTTGATGAACTTCTTGTTCGTCAAAGACTTACTGTTGAGGGTGGTGAAAATAATAATCAAGCATCTCAGTTCTATGGTCCAGTAAACTTCACTCAAAAGGTAACTAACTTATCTGATTTTGGAATTGAGACAAAGAATTTATTACTCAAAGGAACAGCAGCACAATCTAAGTTGATTACAGTTGGAATTTCAACTCCAACATCATTGACAATTCCTGCTCCACGTTCTGGTGACATCTCACTTCTTTCCAATCCATCAAGTTATATTGGGCATGTAAGAGTAAATAATGAATGGAGACCTTTTGGTTTAATTAGCAGACAACCAGATACTTTAGATATCAGAACTGATAGATTACACGTTAATACTGTAGGAAATAGTTCATTCGATTTTGAAGTTCGTGGTGAATCAAAAGTACAAAACCTAATCGTTGATGGTCAAGTTGTTTTTACCCAACCACAAAGTTTGGGTAATGTAACATTCCAAAATGCAACTATTCAAAGAACAGCAATATTTACTGGATTGGGATTGGATCCAATTACTGGATTAACTTCGTCATATACACAAATACATTTGGCAGGTATTTCACTTCTAAATGATTTAGAAGTTACTGGAATATCTACATTTGCTAAAAGAGTAGACTTTAATAGTAATATTTTTGGTGTTGGTGCAAAGTTTGGAAATATTCGTATTGGTGTTCGTGATGATAATACAATTGATACCGTTATTGGTGATTTAACAATTGATAGTGATTCTGGAACGACTAAAATTATTGATAATTTAGTTGTCAATGGAACATCTATTGAACTGAATACTGGAAGTCAAGTTTCATATGGTGGTACTATAACATCAAGATTGAACAATTCAAGAACTTTTGATATAGGTATTGGTAATACTGATGGTGTTACTTTAATTTCACTGCATGGTGATGATAGACTCTATCCAAGTGGTGGTCTAATTGCAAGAAAAAATGCAGACCAAAGTTCAGAGATTATTCATAGAGGTGTATCAAAGCTATCAATTAATGCATTAGATAGTGGAAGTGAAGTTTCTATTTTAACAGGAGCTACTGAGAGAGTTCTTGTTGGCACTTCTGGAACGGTAACAATTTTCCAAAACAACTCTGGAACTGAATTAAAAGGAAATCATCTTAAATTGACTCAAAATGGCACTGGTGATGTTGCTCTATCTTGGGATATTACAAACAATAATGCAAACCGTCGTTGGTATGCAGGTATCGACGTAAGTGATAATTATTCATGGAAACTTGCAAACCCAGAAGCAACTCTTGCATATGGTTCAGAAAGTTTTGATAATCCCTCAGAGACCAAATTAAAGATTTCTGGAAATGGTGATACTATCATTGCAGGAACATTAACACTTGGTGGAAATTCACTTGCAACACTAAGTCCAACCTTTAGTTTGTTAAACAATAATGCAGTAATTGTAAATGCTTTCCAAGCAGCAACAACATTAAGTATGGGAAGCGATGCTTCTAATGCTACTGTTACTGTAAGAGGAACAACCCAATCTAATAGCACAGGAACTGGTGCTCTTGTCGTTGGTGGTGGTGTTGGTATTGCTGGAAATCTTTATGTTGGTGGTTATCATGGAAATACTACCATCCAAGGCACATTGAGTGCTACTGGTGATACAACTCTTGGGGGTAAATTGTCACTGGCAAGTCATGCAACTTTTGGTGGAAACTTAAGAGTCGCAGGAATTGCAACAATCACTCAGAACCTATTAGTCGGAGGAGATTTAGATTTAACTGGTAGTCTTGATGCTGATGGTGATATTTTTGCTCGTTCATTCATTAAGAAGAATCCAGGAAGACCAACCAATTTCTTAAGAGCAAATGGAACTGATAGCATTTTAACTGGTCAAGATTTCATTGATTCCCTTGGATTTATTCCAGGTGCTCCAATTACAGTATCAACATATCCAGTAGGAAATTCAATCTTACTTGATGATATTTCTGGTTCTTTTGATGGAAATACTCTTTTATTCAATCTAACTAGAGATGGAGGAACACCATTTACTCCTGTTGGTCCAATTAACTTGATTGTATCTGTTGGTGGTGTAATTCAAAAAGGAAATACTGATTATCTAGTTCCAACAACTGGAACTGGAGCATTCTTACCTCAAATTAGATTTACTACTGCACCAACTACAGGACTAAGTTGCTTTATTGTTGCTTTGGGTGGACAAGGAGCATTGCTTTCTGACCCAGCATGGGATAGAAAAGGTCAAATTCCAATTGGTGTTCGTGATAATGCTGCTGTTATGCAGGAAGTGGGTGCTGATGGAACAGTATTTACTGCTGATTCTTCAACACAAACAGGTGTTGCATGGAAGTCTATTCCTCCTGGTGTTCCTACTGGTTCTGTATTCTACTTTGCAACTGCATCTGCTCCATCTGGTTATCTTGTTTGTGATGGTTCTACTATTCCAAATGGAACTGGTACAGTGCAAGGTGTGACAGCAAACTTCTCAACATTATATGGAATGTTAGGGACAACCTATGGTGCTGCAGGAAAACTTCCAGACTTAAGAAATTATTTCACTGCTGGATCTGGAAGTTCTTATACTATTGGTTCAACTGGTGGTTCAAATACTGTCACCATAACTAGTACTGAATTGCCTCCACACACGCATACTCTTACA